CCACACCAGAATCCATCCTTGATGGATATGACAACAAGTCCCAACAGGCGAAGAAGGTCGCGGAACGTGTCAAGATGTTGACCGCGCGATACAAGAAAACGGGTGTCAACAAGGAAAACATATGTGGTATCGTTTCCAGCTTGATGATGGAAGTTAACAGCATCAAGGCACTCAGGGGTCCAGAGAAGAAAGAACTCGTTCTTGATTTGATTTACTCTTTGATAGAGCAAATCGATGAAGGTGAAGAAGATTCCGAATTGGAAGTCGTCCTCAAAAAGATGGTTCCACCCATGATCGACAGCTTCTCCGTGATGCTAAAGATAACTAAAGGTTGTGGTTGCTTTGGTAAATAGGATGAAATTTCCAAATCTGGAAACAATGGTTATGTATGGAATCTACACAGTGAAAGACCTAATCTTACATTCACAAGATAAGCTTGTAAAAAGAAACATACGAGTGTTGAATGAATGTGACACATGTTGTTTCGTTTTTGAAGGGCATTCATGTGATAATTGTAACTCTATTAAAAGGAACGATGTATGTATGGTTAAGTAATAATGCCGGGCTATCCGGTCGTCACAACTTACACGACGCGTCACTTTCGCCACTTTCGAGAGTGATTGTATATGTTGCGCCGAAAGGCGAATGATAAAAACGCTAAAACGCGAGTGTTTCAAACGAGGAAACAGAGGTCATCAGTTTGCGGCTTGGGTTAAACGTAAGTTTGGTACGCTAGTGATACGCAGAGAGACCAGTTATGGCGAAGGTGTATCACTTCCGTGTGTTATATGTCGAAAGGTCATAGATAAGCATGGCATTCGTTGGAAAGCATACGATGGAGAGACCTGGATAGATAGTTTGAACACAAAAAATATACCCAAATCGAAACCAACTAATAAACAACGTCGAATTCTAAGGTTTGGGCTTAATGATGAGTCCAAGTGCTGATTCAAGATTGTTCTGGTTTCGTTTGAGTGGTTTATCTCTCTTTAATTTGAGTGTCTCGTTTTTACCGGATGCACTCTTTATTTCATCCATCTTTTTTGTGTTTGAAATAATTGGTATTAACCGGTCTTCATGAGGTTTCATGTCTATTTCTTTGGGTTTTTCTTTGTCGACGACGCTATTATTCCTAAATTCTTCTATAGTGAGGTCCCCACCAAACACATTGAGTCTTTCACGTAGAGGTGCTATTGTTATCGAACCAAGTTTGTTGTATAACTTTTTTCGCATAATGATAATGTTACTGCATATGATACCTCCACGTGTAATTCCGTATTTATCTATGGCGTATCTTTTCATACAACTCCAAGAACAGAATCCACCGCATGTATAAAATTTACTACGTTTATCATCGTATTTATATGGGAGTTTCAAAGTTTCACCTTCAAATGGATGACAACACCACCAACACCACATACATTAAAGGAAATGGTAGTCTTTAAGTGTTATTTTTTTCTCAGCACAAAACAAACAACATGGGTGGTGGAGGAAGTAGTACCATCAACCAGGAATTCAACATGAGTGTTGTGAATGATGTCATGTACAATTCCGTGACCAATAACCAATCCGTCAATGAAAACTTATTGCAGATCCAACAAGGTATGGAACTCAATATATTGAAATCTGTCGGATGTAATATAAGTACCAATCAAGAGATTACATCAAGTTTTATGGCGACGACTAAGCAAATTACAGAAAGTTTCCAATCCGTTGAAAATGATATCGTGAGCGAACTTCAAGCACAGGCGTCGGCGGCACTCGATAAGCAAACACAAGCGGGGAACATGCAATTCGGTGACAGACAAAACGTCAATCAAAAAATTAACACAGAAATAGAAAACATCGTGAAGACCAATCTCGAAACCAATAACCTGACGAAAACGATAAATCAAGCTGTTTATGTTCAAGACCAAACAATTAACATTGGTGAAGTATACTGTTTTAATGGCGAACAACTTTCATTCAAACAGAATATTTCGGCCGATCTCGCGGCACAAGCTGTCGCGAAGAACTTACTTTCCGCTGTGACGACCAACAAAATGGCAAACGAAATCGTAGCCACGGGTGAAGCCACCGCCGCGTCCAAGGCTGGTGGGGCCGCCGAAGCCATTGAATCGGCTGGTGAGGCGGTATCGGGTGTGGTTGGTGCAGTCACCGGTCCCATGAAATATGCGATCATTGGCGCGGTGTTGTCGTGTATTATGCTAATCATTGCCATGGCCATGATGGGCCTGTCACCCGCTGGTCAGAACAAACTCAAAACTGCCAACTTTTCTAAAATGAAAATGCCCGGTATGCGACGTTAATTTCATTTTTGTTCTCTGTGGTGTACTGTGACCACTAAAAACAAAAATACATTTACAAAGACTCGAGGTACGCGATCAATTTTTCACGATCACCCGACTTCACGAGTGGGATGATCCGAGCGAGTTTTTCTTCATCTTCAGTCAACTCTTTCGCCATGCCGTAGACGATGAATGGGTTGATAAACTTTTCAGGAGACGCTTCCTTCACGTACTTCACCGCCTTAGAATCACTTCCTTCCAAATTCTCTCTCATTCTGATGGAACCGAGCCACACGACCAATGCGATGAGAGAAACAAATAACAAAATCGTATTAAGTTTAGTGTTCTTCATTTACAGTAGATAAAGAAATAAATTTTCTTTAATTAAATGATTTTAAGTATAGATGTAGGTATACGAAATTTGGCCATGTGTCAATTTGAGGAAACATCTAATTTAGTCGTGAACTGGGATGTATCGGGTGTACCGCCTGAACACAAGGATGGTATATTCGTCTCCATGCGCAATCACCTCGATGAAAAGCCGTGGGTATTAGAATCAGACATCATACTCATAGAGAAACAACCGGATAGAAATAAGAAAATGAAGATGGTAGAGAATTTTCTTCACGCATACTTCGTGATAAGATGCCCCAAATCTGAAACGATCATTTACGACGCTAAATTTAAGATTCCAGACGTGTGTGGACCGGGTAAAGCCCAGTATCTTAAACGTAAAAAGGTATCCATCGAACGATGTGAGGCGTTTTTGAATAGCAATCCCGTGAATTCACACTGGCTTCCCATATTCAAAGAATCCAAAAAGAAAGATGATCTCGCCGATACGGTCATGCAAGCGATCAGTTTTACGAAGCGCACGGAACCACTGAAGAAGACCGTGAACAAAAAATTAGTGCCGAGACGCCCGAACCAAAATCAAAAAGAGACGAGATATTCTAAATCAAACTTAGCTTGGATTTACGTTAATAAAGTGGACTGTGAATGTCTAGAGAAGAACAAGCGATTCATGAAGGATCTCAAGAGATACTACAGGACCATCGAAGATATGAAAAAAGAATTAGATGAAAAATATCTAAAGTAAATTAATGCTCAGGTATGCGGCGACATTCCGAGAATTACCACGTGTACTGGAAATAATGCGTAACAGAGGTGAAAAGGTAATAGTTGATTACGCAAAAGAAAATTGTAAATCACGTGAAGCATATGAAATAGCTGAAACGACAAAAAGAATCATCACCTCGCTTCCCATTAATTCAATGTGTGCCATAAAACTTACGAGTTTTGGGTCGAGAGAAAATGAATCTGAAGCGAAAGATTATGCACATTCTATCATTAAATATGCGAAAACGCGTGGTGTAAAAATATGCATAGACGCAGAAGATGTGTTGTATCCCGAAATATGTTACGACATGATGGCGGAGCATAATACAGTGAATGACATCAATGTTTACAAAACGTATCAAATGTATAGAAAACACGCCATGCGAGAACTACTGTCTGATATAGACGACGCACACAAAGATGGATTTAAATTGGGGGTAAAACTCGTGCGGGGTGCATATTTAAAACGACAACCCGATTTACTCGAAACAAAGGCGTGTGTGGATAATCAGTACATGCAGAGTATGGCGTATTCTCTCGTGTGCCCACATGTACACACCATGCTCGCCACACATAATGAACGGTCGCTCAGATATGCAAAATGTTTTGACAAAGACCGTTACGTGACCGCACAGCTTTTAGGTATGGGTACAAACATAGGAATAGATTACAGGTATGTGCCAGTTGGAAATATGTTTGAACTCGCCCCGTACTTAATTCGGCGTCTCAAGGAGCGCATGACGTGGGATTAAAACGCCCATCGGCAAACAAAAACAAATAAGAAGTGCGTCCGGAAATTGTGATGATGTCATCACCACAAAATATACACCGTGTCGTCACACGACCGAATGGCAAGATTGGGGTGTGTTCGACGGTAAAAAAATACAAAGACGTTTGGTTTACGTCGTGAATGTCTTTAAAGATTTAAACCGTAGATGTACTAAATGCAAAGGGATGTCTTGGATCACGGGTTTGTTCGCCTCGTGGACCACATGCCTCGGGAAGATTTGGATGCGGCCATCGTACAATCCGCCCGAGTCTCGTATGGAGATGGGACTAAAACCTCAAGAGGAGATCGGGGACTTATTCGATATCTCCTTAGACACTGGCACACCACGCCATTCGAGATGGTCGAATTCAAGTTTCACATCAAAATGCCCATCTATATCGCTCGACAGCATATGCGGCACCGCATGGCCAGCATCAATGAACTCTCCGCCCGATACTCCGTCGTACCGAAACAGTACTACGAACCAGACGTTGTGCGTGGACAATCGCGAGTAAACAACCAAGGATCGGAAGGGGTCGTCGACGTGGGTGATGAATTGACGTCTAAGGTTTCCGAAAAACTCAATGAATCGTTTGAGTTGTACCAAGATCTCCTCGATAGGGGTGCGTGTCGCGAACAAGCGCGTGGCAACCTCCCACAGTCGACATACACGGAATTCTATTGGAAGATTAATCTTCACAATCTCATGCATTATCTCCACCTTCGCATGGATGAACACGCCCAGATGGAGATCCGTGAATACGCCAACGCGATTTATGAACTCGTTCAACCGCTCATTCCGGTCACCATGGAAGCATTCAAGGACTTTAGAATTGATGCCATGCACTTGACCGGACCGGAGATCAGAGCCCTCGCCGGTGGTGAAAAGATTGAATCGCCGGGTGAGCGCAGAGAGTTTGAGGAAAAACTCAAACGTCTCAATATTAATTTGTAATCACACCCCAAAAAAAATCTTAAGAAATAGTAAATGTTTGTCATCGCGGCCTCCACATCAGCGAATATCACGTCCATGCGTAAAAAGTTCAAAAAATACGGTAAACAAATGAAGAAA